CAACAGTAAATTGCCGTGTCTGTCGCTGTCATTGACCTCCACTGCCTGGTTGTTTGATTGAGAGCAGTAAAGTTGCCTGTGCCCCCTGTTTGTTTGTAGATGTCGCCGCCATATACACAGGCGTAAAAGTCGGCGCCCAACTTTGTCATTGCAATCCATTGCCTAGCTGTTTGACCGAGGGCAACAAAGTTGCCTGTGCCCCCTGTTTGTTTGTAGATGTCGGCGCCTAGCGCACAGGCGTAAACGTCGGCGCCAAGCGTGGTCATAAAAACCCATTGCCTAGTTGTTTGATTGAGGGCAACAAAGCTGCCTGTGCCCCCTGTTCGCTTGTAAATGTCGCCGCCTAGCACACAGGCGTAAACGTCGGCGCCAAGCGTAGTTATACCGTACCATGGCCTGGTTGTTTGATTGAGAGCAGTAAAGCTGCCTGCGCCCCCTGTTTGTTTGTAAATGTCGCCGCCAGCTACACAGGCGTATACGTCGCCGCCAAGCGTGGTCATTGAGGTCCACTGCCTGGTTGTTTGATTGAGAGCAGTAAAGTTGCCTGTGCCCCCTGTTTGTTTGTAGATGTCGCCGAAATATACACAGGCGTAAACGTCGGCGCCAAGCGTGGTCATGCCCGCCCAGACTCTAGTTGTTTGATTGAGAGCAGTAAAGTTGCCCAAAGTCCCACCACCATCTGACACCTTTTGCCGCTGCACAATAATCACTTGCGGCACCTCCCGATTCGGCTTTCCGGCTGCAGAGCTGATCCAGGGTGGTGAGAGGCGTAGTCCATCATTCGGGGATGCCATTGACCCAACCCTCTGGGAATTCTCTAGTTGCCATCTGACCAACCACAAAATCAACAGCGCCGGTTTCCCCGGCTGCTTCAATCTCGCTGTAAAGCTGCGCTAGTCGGGCATCATTGTGGAACGATGCTGCCAATAACGCCTCATGCCTAGCGATCAAGCTGGTAAATTGTGCCAGGTTGTTGTTAGCGTCTACCTGCTCCTTTGCGTATTCCAGCTTCTCGGTATAACCATTTTCCTGCGGCCACAGTTGAGCGTTGTAGCGATCGGCGTAACCTTTGGCCAGCGTCTTCAGCTCAGCCGCGCTGCGGCGCTTGATGGTTTCGGTGTATTTGTATTCTCCCTTAGGATGGCCATCAGGCACGGATATAAACTCGCCTTGAGCATTGCGGGCAGGGTGCAATCCCCAACCGCTGTTTTCGCTATCAACCACAAACAGTTCGGCGTCGTAAGGAGCCGACACAAACGGCACCAGCTCAAAATAGTTGTAGGGTTGCGTATGAACGCCACCTTCGTTGTATGGCCAAAGACCACCACTTGGGTTGCGAACAATTCCGCCAGGCTCTACAGCAACATATTTCTTGATGCTGTTTCCGGTGAGGTCATCGTATTCGACGCCGGTAATGGGGTTGGTGACGATAGCCATGATCAGGAGTAGCGAAGGACGTAGGTGAGCATGTGGCCAGATGATCCGGTCCCTAGAGACATCAGATCAACCCCGAGCCAATCCCCGGCAGACCCAGAATAGGTGCCGCCGCTGATGCTTGAAGTTGCATCTACGGTGTGAACCGAAGCTGCCAGGGAAGCAATGTTGTTGGCAGCGGTGAGCAGGTTTGTCTTAGTGCCAACTGAAGTAGTGCCAGCACCTGTGCGGATATAAGGCCGTGCATCGCTTGTGCCTGCGCTGCCCATTGCCGTGGGATGGCAATTCCATGTTATCCCAACCACCGCAAAGGCTCGATCTATTCGAGCTTCACTTTTGAAGTTACCGGTTGTTATCCCGGTTTGCCCTATATCAGAAACTACCAGCTTGACAATCTCGCCAGGCACCAGAAAACCGTCGACGAGCACCAGGCCGCCGGATGTGCTGATCTCTTCGGGCGCACCTGTGCCAGCCGTGCTGCGGCCAATTAGGCGATTGGTGTTCATCGTCAGCCCGCTGGAGCCGATTGCCCCAGCAAGCGCCCGGCCAGCAATGTTGCCGACAATCTTGTTAATTGCTTGAAGGATTGAATCTGTGGCGGCAACAGTTCCCGCCTCAGCAACAAAGCCCGTTAGTGCCGATCCAATCGCTCGGGCTGCGGTAAAAAATTGGTTGCCGCCGGTTTCCGTAAGGTCGCCTGTGCCCAGCGTGACAGCTCCCGTTTGCCCATTGATCGAGCTGACGCCGGCGGTCCCCGTCGGCATCTGAACCCAGTCAGCCAGGGAGCTACCGTCATTGGCGACGATCACCCACTTGCTGGCCCCGCCATCGGTCCTAATGCACCAATCCCCCCCCTGGCCCCGGAGGGCCAGCATGGCGGTCTGGCTGCTGACTTGGCCCAGATACTGAACCAGAGCAATCGCTGGGATTTGACTGGAAGGCACCACGCCTCCAACCAGGTCGGCCTTCGTGGCCAGGCCGGTGCTCAGTGATGCAGGAGTTGCAAAATCACCGGCAGCGGCAGTGGCAGCCGTGCCCAGCTCTAGCCAGGTTCGGCCCGCCGCGGCATTGGCCAACACCAACGCCGAGCGGCCATAGGCAGTAGTGCTCAGCCCCGCAATGGCTGTCAGGTCGCCATCCAGAGGTTGATAGGTGAGGGCTCCATTGGCGGTCGTCAGATAGCCGGAGAGCGTCGACGCCAGCTCTGCCGGCTGGACCGCCGTGCCGGCCAGCGCCGCCCCTGTCGTCCATGTCGCCTGGGTGACGTTGCTCGCTAGGCTGAAGCCGGTCGGCAGGGCCAGCGTGAGGGTGACGCTGCCGCCCGTGGTGGTGCTGCTTGTGCTCCAGCCGCTAGGAACCGACAGCGCAACCGACTGCACAGGGGCAGCTGCCGCTGCCTCTTGCGGGGTTGTGTATCCAGGGTGGGGGTCTGCTGCTGCTGCGTGCGCCGCTACCGCGGCGGCGGCCGTTCCAGCAGGGTCGCCTCCCAGCAACGCCGCCACCGCCGACAGCGGCGCATCCCCGGTATTGATCGGCCCCGCCGTGCCGGTGCCAGTGCCCGCACCAGTGGCTACAAAATAAGCACCAACTGTATTTGATTCGGCGCCAATTGCTGTGAAAGAGGTATTGCCTACGCTGATAATTTGATACGTTTGCCCAACAACAAACGCCCCGGCCGTTACCGCTGCGCCGACGCGGTCCAACACCAGGCGGTCGCTGCCCTGGACGCTACCCAGGTCTGGCAGTTGGGAAATCGTGAGCGGTGTTTGGGTCATGGCTTAGGACGGCTGGGTTTGCAGCGAACGGCCGGAGCCGGTAACCAACAACTGGCCGGAGCCGGTGCGGAGCAGGCGGGAGACTAGGGGAATGGCTATGGCTGTGGTGCGGGCTAGCCTCACCATGCTCCAGCTCAGCGCCCTGGGCTCGCTACCGGGCAGTGGCTCGGGCGCCCTTGTTGCCTTAAATGCCATGCCATCAACTACAAGCGAATGGTTGTAATCAAGATGGCCAAATTCTGCGGTTTTAATTTTTAGTAGCCATGGAATAATTTCCACTCCATCATCAAAAACCAGCTCTTTGTTTTCTTCCAAAAAACCACGGCCAGTAACGGCGCCAGCAATTACGCTGACGCCGCCCATGAAATCCAGGGCCGCCCGATCTGCATCGGCCGATAGGCGGGCCCAGGGCATTAGAAGCTGCCGTTGAGGCGGACGTTTGCCAGGGTATCGCCAGAGGCGTACGCGGTTGTCTGGGCTGGCGTGGCCGGCACAAACACGCCGATCAGAGTGTTGCCGCTGGCGCTGGCGGTTACGTTTTTGTTAGTGTCGTTCCAGTAGGCCTTTGCACCAAGGTTGGCGGCGGCGCCAGTGGCCTTGGGTAGCTGCCATACGCCTACAAGGCTGAATTGCCCGACCTCGCCGCTAGCCAAGGCCGCCAGCGAAACACCAAAAACAGCGCCAATCAATGCACCAGCGCCTGACGCAACCACGTAAGGAGCGGGAAACGGAATCGTCCTGCCTTCTTGAATTTCGTGTTTAGCCATTGAATTGCCTCAGGAATGAAATGGATTGAAAGTTGTCAAAAGAAAGCATTGATCAATCAACTCCGGTAGAGCGATAGATAAATCGATAGTCGCTAAGCGTGCAACCCCAATACATGCGAAACAGAAATTCCAGGCAGTCGGGATTTCGTTTAGTTTCAGTGGTCAGGGTTGGGCCGCTTTCGCCTTGAAGATACCCTTGAACAATTCCCTTAGAGGCTGTTTTCGCCGCCATAACGTACCACTGAAGTGCGCTAGCGCTATCAAGCCGAGCAGAGTAAATGTCTTCAATAGCACCTGAATAAGAAGAAGTTGCAGGCCCGGCATTACCTGTAAGCTGTGAAGGCATGTAATTGTTTGGCCTCAGGAATTGCTGCATAGGCCCGCGCAGCGCAGCAGGGGCCAGTGTCAACGCTGGGTCCAGCTCCAGCGGGTTACCAGCTGGGTCGGTTTGCGTAGACAATTTCAGAACAGCATTGTTCCATCCGGTGTTGCCAATAGTTCCGGTTCCAGTGTTGTTATGACTGGCATGGAACAATGGCAGGCCATCAATGCCAACGTTTGCGTTGCCAGTGATAAGGCCGTAAATACCTTTAGCCTGAACACGCCGACCGCCTCGGCCAAACATATCAGGCACTTCGGCTAGTCCGCTAAGGTCGTCATTGATAAACACCTCTTCAGCAACACGCAAACCCCGCGTATATTTGCTCAACTGCCAAGTCACTTTTCCATCTTGAAGAGTGGCAAATTGATATTCACCTCCCTCTACTCGGGCATCCGCTTTGGTCTTGTCGGTTGGTTCGCCATTTACCACCCTGATAGGCTCAAGATTGCCAGCGATAAACACCTGATTGGCAGGCTTTAAGTCGGGCAAATCTTGACGAGTTGCAAAAAGTTCCCATCTATGGTTTTCCTCAGCCCATCCGTCCATCATTGTCTTGTTGGCAACATTCGCCAGCAAGTTTGTAAAATCGTCGCTGGTATGCAATGCCAACGCAATTAGCTGGTGAGCAGATCGGCCAATTGTGTTATGCCCTCGGCTTTCAGCAAAAACGCGAGTGATCTCCATCATTCGCATTCCGGCATAAGGCTGGGCTGCGTCGCTCATGGCCTGCTCAGGCCTGATCTTGGCCCAAATCGCATCCTGTAATCCGGTCATCAGCGTATCTCCCGCGTCGCGGGTGACCTGGATGCGGGCAGGGTGGCCCGCCTTGCTAGCGACGGTTTCAAGCGGGCCGGCGTGGGCCCTCACAATTTCCAAGGCAACATCAGCAAACGACTTGCCGCTGTCAACCATGGCCTGCACCGCGACAGGAGCAATATTGGCCTCGGCCGCGCAACGGCGAATTTCGATTTCGCGCTGTGCATTGGCAAGGGCCACGGAATCCACAACAGCGGTCGAGGTAACGGGGCTGACGGCGGCCTGCACTACTGCAGGGGCAACAGAGGCAGCTTCGGTAGAAGCGACCACGGGAGGCGCTTCAGCGACGGCGGCCGGTGCGCTCCCGGCCTGATCTTGCGTGGGCATGTGTTCAGCTCGGGAGTGTTCAGGGTGATCTCCTGATTTTATTCTAACCATTGACGCCAGGGCCTTAGACACCCACCCTGGAGGGTCTGGGAAGCGTCCCGCAGGCAACGGCGGGACGCTGGCCCGCACGTCTACCGGATCGATCACTGCATCAATCAGACCAGCCGCCAGGGCCGCTTTAGCGGTGAACCAAGTACCACTCCCCTGGGCAGCGCCCATCCATTCCAGGATCTGTTCAACCGATTGGCCTGATGCCTTGGCATAGGTGGTGGAATAAACCTCAGAGTGAACGCGCAGCATGGCCGCCGCGGCATCCATCGAATCAGCGTCTCCAACCGATCCGCCCCAGCAGTTATGGATCATCAGCAAGGCGTTGTCTGGCATCAACCGGCGATCGCCCTTGGCTTTGCTGATAGCCATCGGGATAATCGAGCCTGCAGATGCTGCCAAGCCATCTATTACATAGGTTTTCTTGCCCTTGTAGGCCGCCAACACGTCATGGATTGCCATCCCTTCGACCGCCACACCGCCAGGCGAAAACAGGTGAATCTCCACATCACGCCCCCCTGCAGCGTCCAGTGCTCGGGCCACGTCATCAACCAACACGTCAACCCCCACTTCGCCATAGAGCCGCAACACTGGGGCGGTGGCGGCGGCTTTAACGGTTACTCCTGGGGCCATTGATGCTCAGATGCTGAGGGTAGTTTAAGTGGTCAGCGCCATCAGTCCGGCGGGTCGCTGCCGTCCTCGTCTGCGCCAGGGTCAGGCGCTGAGCTGGTAAATGCAGACTCTGCCGGGCGAGCCTGGGTTACGCCAGCATTGGAAACCAGCGCGGCATCTGTACTCAGGATCAGGCTGGCGTCCCTGGCTCTTTGCATGTCTCTGCTCAGCTCTTCAATTACGTCCTCTGGTACATAGCCAAATGATAGCTGTACTTCTGACAGGCTGATAAACCCAGCCCTTACCGCCAAAATCAGCGCTGGAATTTCCTTGGTTGGGTCGATCATCTCCCGACGCGGCGGAGTATGAGCCCAGCTCATTGGCCCTTTGAGCATGCCAACCATTCGGGCTAGCTCGTCATGCCACTCACACACCGGCGCCAGCATTCCGGGAATGGAAACCTTCCCTCGCAAGTAAGCAATCCGCCTACTAAACTCAAGCCATCCGCCCCTAAAGCTCGAATAATTAACGTTTGATAAATCACCCGTCATTGATTCATAGGTAATCTCGTAGGCTGCTGCTACAGCATGGGCGTACTCACGATGGGTGCTAACAAAATCACCGGAACTTGGCGGGGTGAATGCCTGAAAGCTTCTGCCTGGGGGCATATGCTCAACTGCGCCAGGCTCGATCGTGTCAAACTCCAGCCCATCTTTTTCGGGATCCGTGGACGCCTGCGTATCCGAGTCGTAAGTAACGCCAAAAAAGCAAGCTGAAATTTTATCCTTCAACTGCTGAGCCGCCCTGATGTCGCCCATATCCCGCAGGGTCAAAATCGCTGCCGTGCCAAACGGAAGCCCCATCCGCTGGCCCGCCCGCCTGCAGTCAAAATGTAAACTTATCTCTTCTTTTGGCACAAAGGTACTTTGCACCCTGACGCCAATACCTAGCGAGGTTTCGCCAGGGTGGCTGTCTCTAATCCAGTAACCCATCAAACGGCCTGCGCTATCAAACTGCTGGCCAAATAATATGTCTTGAGAATTGTCTTTATTAAAATCTAACCAATCAGGCTCAAGCATTTGCACTTGCAAAGGCACTATTCCGTGACGCTCAAATAGTTCAGGATATATCCGCTTCCGCACTAGCACGGCGCCGCGCACCGCTGTAGTTCTGGCCCCAACGGATTGATTGCCGTACCAATCATGGGTGCCGTAAAAATCGCTATGCCGTGATTCTGCCCAGGTTTTCCAGCTTGATTTATATTTGTTAGTCGCACCTGTAGGAGTGCTCATAATCCCATCGCCAATCCAATTATTTATAATCACGCCAATCGCTCTGGAGGCATAAGCATCGTTATCGGCAAGATCCTGGTGCCGCTTGACCAGCCAGTAGTACGCCTGTCGTAAATCGCTGTTTGGGCCGCTGTTGTTTGTCCGCCATCCAGAGGTTCGCCGGGTGTCCTCTGCGGCCTCAAACCGGGCCATGGTGCGACGGGCGAATTCCCGGTCATCCCGGAGCCGCTTGCCCTTGCTTTTGCTCTTACCCTTGCCCATCAGGTTGGCCGAGAGAAGCTGAAGTAAGTGCGGCGAACCCGGCGCGAGGCGGTCGGCGCCACCTCTGCGGCCATGGATTGCTCGATCCGGCGCATTTCGTCCAGGCTTCGATAGGTGATCTCCCGGCCGTCGCTGAATCGAGCTTTTAGGACGCCCTGATTGATCTTGCTGCGCAGCTCAGCAAGATCCGCAGCAACATCCTCAGAGGTATAGGCCATGGCCCCATCTTACCTCTTTAGCCAGCCTTTGCGATTCGCCGCGCCGCCTGTGCTGGAGCTCTTCAGCCAGCTCGATCGCTTGGGGTCTCGGGCTGGGGATACCGGCGCCACCCCTCCCCCTCCCGTCCCCGGCGCCTGGGTGCCCAGGGTGCGGGCGAGCTGGGCCCACATGGTTCCCTTGGCATAGCGGCGGGACACCAGCAGCATCGCGGCATAGGCCATCCTGGTGCAGTCGCCGCCTTCGTCGTTGCAGCCTGGGGGCTTGATCCAGTGGTATTCGGTGCGGGCCCTGGTCTTCGGGACGTACTTCCAGGGAAACAGCTCCCGCAGGAACTCATCTGTAGAAGCCTGCCCAAAATGCAGGTATCGAGGCCCTGGCTGCTCAACCCGAAGCATGGCCTTCAGCATGTTCACGCTGGCGTCATATCCAGTGGTGTAAAGCAATCCGCCGCGCCGGGTGACTGATTGATTCTTGCGGTTGACATCCGTCGGCTTGCCCTTCTGGATGATCGGCAGCCCCTTGGTGCCAGAGCCTTTCATGGCCACCCACCGATCAGGACGGGCCCGACAGAAGTCTTCGACCTGTTTGCTGCACAGGCCGCCATGGTCAACCCCTCCCAGGTTGGCCTTCATGGTTCCCCCGTCCTGACGGGCCCAGGCCTTCGTGCTGATCACGTCCAGCTGCTCCCATACATCCGGCTGCTGGGGGTCCCCCTCGATCTCGAAGTGGGCAATGTGCCACCCTTCCTCGCCGGTCCCCCAACCCCAGAGGGTGTAGACCAGCCGCTCACCCACGGTGCCGCCGCCGCCCTGCACGTCCACTCCATCGGTTAGCAGCAGCACCCCGGTCGGAATATCCCACTCCTCACCGTCCCATGGGTAGCCATTGCCGAAGCCTGCATTTTTGCGACGCTCGGCCAGGCCATCGCCAGTGAGTTTGCTGGTGATTTCATCGGCCCACGGCACCCCTAAATCTGTGTTGTGAAATGTTTGCATAGGCGCCACGTTCCCCATTTTCATTTGCTCCAGCGCTACCCGATGCCGAGCCACCAGCTCGGGCCACATGGCCGCCCGGTGGTAGCTCATGCCAGGGCCCACCTGCTGTGATCGCCAGATCGGCACACCGTTGCGCAAAACTTGCTTGCTGCGATCCAGGCCCAGCGGACATGCCCAACCAGCCGCCTTGTCCATTGAATACAGGTTGCTGTAGTCGATTGGGGTTTCGCAATGCTCGCAACGAATCCGTCCCTCATCAGGGCCTTCCTTTATGAAATTCTCCCAGCGCAGTTGTTGATAGTGATTGCAGTGTGGGCATGGATAATATCTATACTGTTGATCACCTTTCTTAAAGGCTTGCTCCATGTAATCGTTAGGATATATCGGCGTGCCACCAATCGTAAAAAACGGGTCCCAGATGTTACCGGCTCGCTGGAACAGGTTTCCAATGGTGTCACCTTCGGGGCTGTCGTAAGTGGCTGGTTCTTCAAACAGAATCGGGCTTCGCTCCACCCGACGACCAGACCGGGGCGTTGCGGCGCTTACCAAGTGGATCAACGCACCATTAACAAGCTGCTTAAAGTCGTAGCTATTCTTTAACGCTCCTTTTGTTTTTTTGTTGTTTAATTGTCCTTTTAACCTGGGTATTCCATGGTTGTCGTCAAACATTGAATCTATATCTTCGGTGCTGTATTTCTGTACTTCAGAGTCTGTAGGCTGTACCAGCATTATCTTAGATCGGCGCCAGTCCGAGAAAAACACGATCACCGCTTTCACATACTCCGACCAGCCAACCCGCGACGGCTTCTGGCAAACCATGCACTCAACCTCTGGGTCAGTTGGCGCCAGGAACCAATCTTCTTGATATGGCCTAGTACGCCATTTTTGCCGGCCATCAGTTGCGCTTGTCAAATAGTAGTGAGTGTTACTATATTCCAGCATCGTCATAAACGGTTTAGGCTTTACCATTGCGGCAAGCCGTTTGGCCATCTTTCGGATATTGCGATCAATCATTCTGGTAGTTCCTCAAACTCATTAGAAGATACAGACTCAAAAATCTCGGATATAATCCTTTCAATTTCGCTTAGCTCTTCGTGGGTAAGGTGGGGGATCATTGCTTTGATTCTCTTATGGGCTGAGCTTGCTAGCGTGGTTAATTGGAGCAGAACGGCGTTATAGGCTATTTCCATATCTTCTTTGTAAACTAGCTTTTCTTGTTCTTGCTGCAATGCCAAGGCTTCGCGTTGTGCCTTGATCGCGGCGATCATCTTTTCGCTTTCTGCCCTTTCAGGCACTTTCCCCCTGGGCAGCCCTGCTGTAATTGCCCGCTGAGTGGAGGGCTGCTTGAGGGGTGGTTGATCGTTGGCGCTGGCTTGCGCCGTGGCTGGCCCCTGGCCAAGGTGGTGACCAGTGCCGCGCTCTGCTGGGCTGGTGGTGTTGGCCCACTGCTCATCAGCCAAGTCAGGATCGATCAGCCAGCTACTACCTTCGCGCTTTACCGCAGGGGGCATCAGCCGGCCCTTCTCGATTGCCTTGATTACCGCCACATGAGAAGTCCCCCGCAGCCCCTTTACCTTGCGGTGATCGGCGTACTGCTGGAGGTTCACAGCTCGGCCGGGAACGGCTCGCCGGTGCTTTCCAGCGTTGCGGTTTTGCCGGTGAACTGCTGCCACCGCTTCACGATCACGTCCACGTATGCCGGCGTCAGCTCCATTGCGTAGCAAGCTCGGCCCGCGCACTCGGCGCCCATCAGCGTGCCGCCGCTGCCGCCAAACGGTTCAACACA